AAGATCGACCGAATAAGGACATGACAGCAGCGCAGATTCAGTCTCGTCACAATGTTCGCATCATTGACCAGAACCGTGACAACGCGCAGAAGTTCGCATACTTGGTTGATTGCTCCTGTGGATATCAGAATCGCCTCCATACCGAACACGAGGCTCGCAGCGCGGCGGACATGCACGCGAATCGAACTCATTTCACGAAGGTGGGTTAGAAGATGCCGTTGAGCGTCGGAGGCAAGTCGGTCAGTACGAAGGTGAATGTTAATCGACCCGGTAAGTCAGTGGACTCCGGAGCGACGTTTGATACGGAATGCCACGCACCGATCCAGTTCGCATCCGATCCTTCGGAGGTACCGGGGAAGATTGAAAGTGGAATAAAGAGCCGACGGCCAGGCGGTTCAATGCGTTCGGGGACGTGGCATACATCTGTGAAATCAAAGTCGGAGCCGACGAAGTCATAGCTGGGAGATATGAAGAAGTTTCAGGACGGGGAGCGGCCAATCAGGACGCAATTGCCATATAGTGGCGGCGAGAATGTCACAGAATGTGTGTGATGCTGGACACAGAGGGGGCCGCAACGGCGAGCCGAGGCAATCTCGCCATTTGTACAGAGTAGAAGAACTTATGAATTATGAACACCACTGAAAGGAATTGGAACCGAGGCCAATGTTTGAAACAAGCTGAACGTTGAAACCATAAACGAGTACGAATCGACTGTCGAAACGTCGAAGCCTTCACACGAAGTCTTTCGACCTCTCGACGTAGTCGGATGCTCTCAAGCAGATATACGTAAACGAACACGTATTAACTGCCTTGGGAGTTTTTACTATTTCATGACGGTCGGTTTAAGGCGTAAGCGGCTCACGAAGTATTTACACAAGCCGATCTGCGAGTCGCTCGAACGTGATCACATCAAGGACGTCCATGAAATACCTCGCGATCATTTCAAGTCTACTATCGGATCAGAGGGACTACCTATCTGGCGTGTCCTTCCACTCAACGACGATGATCTTACAACTTTCGCTAAGCTCGGATACTCCAGTGAATTCATCGAGTGGCAACGGAGGGTTCACCGCCCAGCCGCTCGTAATCTTCTGGTTTCCGAGAATATAACAAACGCCTCCAAACTCGGTCGTCGAATAGCATTCCACTACGAATCGAATACGATCTTCCGTTATTTATTCCCTGAGATCATCCCCACGTCCGCAGAGACGTGGTCTAACTTCTCCCTGCATCATCGTATTCCCTCCGCAGCTGCCGCGCTCGCTGGAGGGCATGGTGAGGGCACCTTCGACTTCCTCGGTGTTGGGGGTGCTCTCCAATCTCGTCACTATGATGGGATGGTTATTGAAGACGACTTAGTCGGGCGTAAAGCCATTGAGTCCGTCTCTATAATGGAGAAGACTATCGAGTATCACATCCTCGTCGCTGGCGCCTTCGAGAACGAAGATAATATCAACGAGAACGACGAGCTTGTCATTGGAAACCGTTGGGGTTATACCGATCTTAATAGTCACATCAAAGAAAAAGAACCGTGGTTTCAATTCCACTCGCACTCCGCCCTTGGCGGCTGCTGCCCCGCACATCCAGCGGACACGCCGATCTTCCCCGAGGAGTTCTCGTTCGAGAAGCTCTTCAAACTTCGCAAGCGGTTCGGTAATTATCTCTTTTCCTGCCAGTTTCTCAATAACCCCGCTGCTCCGGAGAATGCGGACTTCCATCCGGAGGACCTCCGATACTACAGCCTCGAAAAAGATAAAGATGATTCATGGATAATCCATCATGAAGTTACCGACGGTCAAGTTCGCAAAGACATCAAGGTGTCACATCTTAGTCTGTGCATGGTCACAGACCCTAATCATTCCGGTAATACTGGCCACGGTCGTTGTCGTCATGCTATTAATGTGGTCGGGCTATCTGCTGAGGGGGATTTTTACTTAGTGGAGTATTTCGCAGAGGCATGTAGCCACGACAAGTACTTCGCGAAGATATACGAGCTTGCAGATAAATGGAAAATCCGGAAACTCGGCGTCGAAACCGTCGCAGCGCAGAAGTTTATTGCGTATCATATCAACTACCGCAATCGACTCGAAGGTCGGTCGATGCGGATCGTGGAACTCAAAGGCGAAGTCGAAGGACCAGACGGCGAGATCACGCGGAAGAAAGAGTTCCGTATTCGGAATGTGTTGGCACCCATCTTCGAAGGTCACCACTTCCATATACAGCGTCGCTTCATGGACTTCGAAGGTGAGTACACGACATTCCCGCGCGGTCAATACTGCGACATCCTCGACGCACTCGCATACGCACCGCAGATGCTCCGTATGCCGCAGAATTTCATGGAAGAGATGAAATGGCGGGCTCTTAATAACGACACGGCGCGGAAGTTTAATCTACCCTACTCCGCAGGAGTTCATTAGAATGGATAACCTATCAAGACGTACTTTTATTAAAGGCAGCGGCGGTTTGTTGCTATTCCTAACAACCGCATCCAGCGTTGTTCTCTCGGGATGCAACGCCATCTCCGACATCGAGAACTGGATTCCTATCGGGGAGAAGTCTTTCCAGATGATTGTAACTCTTCTTGAGAATGCTGGCATCATCAATCCACTCGCCGGTGGAACGTTGATGGCTCTTATCGGTCTTATCACGACCGGCTTCAACGATCTCCTCCTCGCCGTCCAAGAATACAAATCGACGACTCCGGCTCCGGTAGGAACGCTTGCAAAGGTTCAGACGTTGTTCGCGGATATAACGTCGAACTTTCAGAACTTCCTCTCGCAGTTGAATCTCTCCGGTAACCCGATTCTCGCTCTTATCGAAGGACTTGCGACGATTATTCTAAGCACCATAAGCGCCTTCGTCAATCAGCTCCCTGCAACTGCTCGTGCGAGTTTGAAGATCGGCGTTCTTCACATGGGTTCTATGACGGTATCTTCTGTTCCAATTCAACGTAGTATCCGGAAGTACAAGAGCGATTGGAATAACACCTGCGTCGAGTTCAATCACCCAGAAGCGAAGCTTCATGTCTCTTTCTTGGAGCATCTCTAAATGGCACCGTTTCGAGGCAAGCTCGGGAAGAAGCCACCGAAGTTTAACGCGAAGACTCTCGACTTCGCTAGGTTTCTAAAGGCACCTGTGCCGCTTCCTCCTCCGCTGGCGAAGCGAGCTTGGGAGTATAAGATACCTTCAAATGCGTGGGGTATGTATGGGAACGACACCATCGGCGACTGCACCTGCGCATCTAAGGCGCATATTTTGATGGTCGTGAGTGCGAATGCGGGTCATCTCATAACGCCTCCACTCGCAGATGTTATCGAAATGTACTCCGCTGTAAGCGGATATGATCCTTCGACCGGCGCGAATGACAACGGCGCTGCGATGACGGACGTTAATGACTACCTACTATCGCACGGCCTGTCCGGACGGAAGGTACTTGGATGGGTCCAGATCGACCAGACGAATCGGACACATTTCGAACAATGCGTCGCTCTATTCGGAGCCTGCGATGTAGGCGTCCAACTTCCTAACTCCGCGATGACGCAGTTCAACAACGGCGAAGCCTGGGATATCGTTAAGAACGACGGTGGTATCGACGGCGGTCATGACGTTCCATACTTCGGCTACGGCTCCCAGGGCGAGACGTGCGTTACATGGGCGCAGCTTCAACCGACGGGTATTCCATGGTTCATGAAATACGTCGATGAGGGGTACGGCATCATATGGGATGACTGGTTCGACACGACGACGAACATGTCCCCAAGTCACTTTGACAGAGACGGATTGTGGTTCGCTCTCCAAGCATTGAAGGCTTCCTAATGACGATATTCAAAGACAAGAATACCGACAGAGGAATACAGGAAATCCTCGAAGCTCTGTGGGAACAGACACGTCTGTTGAAGCAAATCCGGGACCTTCTCGCCGTTCCTCGACTCCACAGTGCGAAGATTTTGTTCGGTTCGATGAAAAAACAAAAAGGAGAAAGAAATGTTGAAACTTCCAGCAGGTAAAAGCGATGCGTACTTCGTAGTTGGATTTAATGATGATGGATCTGTCGGAGCACAGCTTCAATCTGGACAGATTGCAACGGTCACCTCGGACGATCCCAATACGGCGTCCATCAGCCCGGACTCTACCGCTCTCGTCACCGACGAGGACTTCACCACTGCCTCCGGCGAAGATGTCCCGACTGGAACCCAGTCAATCGCGTCCGGCAAAGTCAGCGGCCTCGCGAAGCCGGCGCAGCCGAACGTACCGATCAACGTCACTTGCACTCTCACGAACGCGGACGGCACTCCAGTCGTCGATGACAGCGGCGCTCCTGTGCCTCCGATCACCGATACGGTAACCGTCGTACCCGGACTGCTCAAAGCCGAAGGCATCCTGTTCGGCGCGAATCCGGCCTAGTTCGAGACGGAGATTAGAAATGAGCCTTCTTC